ACGAGGATCTCTTGTCCGTTATCCATCACGCCGATATAGACGCTGTAATCGAAGATCTGTGGCTCACTCATAATCACTTGCCTTCCGTCGGTAATTCGACCTTAGGGCATTGGTCAAGCTTTAGGTGGGATTTCCCCGAAGACCTTTAGAAATGCAGCTTTCACCCAGATCACTGAGTCTGCAGCTTGTGGTGTGATCTCAATGTGGAACCAGTCGCCCGGCACGCCATGAAGTGTTGGTTTGTCATAGACCTTCCACGCATAGCGGTCACATCTCCATGCTCTTCCGTTCGGACCTACATAATCGAGGATGCACTGAAGACCGAGGTCGTTCGCATTGGCAACAAGCTTGTCAATGAACACGAGAGCTTCTTTGCGTGACGCTTGAGGATGCTTTTCGCTCTTGCGATATGAAAGATCTACAGCTCTGCCAGTGGCGTGAACTGAAAGAGATCCGGGTTTTCCGCGCATGTCACGCTGACCCCATGAGCCGTTGTTCCAGAGCGCTTCGTTCGATGCAGCGATGGCTTGCTTGATCCATTCGTTCATTCCTGCTCGAGGAGCTGGTGACGCTCCGTCAGCGTTGCCGATGTAGTCCCTAGCGTTAGGGACTCCAGCTTTAGCTTTGGCTATCGCCACGACCGAAAGCTCCGTCTTTAGGATTCACCCAGCGCAGCAACGGGGGGATGATTGCTGCGATTGCACCTTTGCCGAAGTCGCGTGGATCTGTTGTGCCGGTGGAATAGACAGCGATGAGAGCTCCGACGACTGATCGAAGGTAACTGGCGATCATGGCTTTGTCTTTAGCTTTCATCGTGTCCGTCCTTTGTTTTGTTCTTGAGTCCGTTTGATGCAAGTAATCCTATTAGACCGCCAGAGAGAGTCATGAGCATTGGGTTCAGTACAGAGAAGGCTTCCGCGTCGTTCGGTGCTTGCTCAAGTGGCTGAGTCACAAAGAGCAGACCATAAAGCAAGGTAAAGATTGAGCCGACAAACGCGCATGTAAGACCGATGCCAACGACAAGGATGAGTCGTGCTTTGATTTCGTCGTTGGTGTATCTAGCCACAGCGACCACCGCCAACTTGGAGCTCTGTGGTGAGCGTGACCGCTTGGTTTTTTGTTCTAATGCAGTTCATTCGAGTCCTGTCAGCACATCCGGAACATCCCCACAACACGACCGCGATCAGCGCGCCATAGCCAATGAGGTAACGCCAACGCATCAGGACAGTAGTGCAGCTACTTCGTCGGCAGTAAGTCCAAGTTTTGCTAGTACATCCGCTTTGGCTTGTGCTTTGTCGGCTTCGGCTTTCAGATATGCGACTTCCTCGGCTTTATCAAGTTTGGCTAATTTGAGTTCGTCGGCTGTCATGTCGCGCACAACGGTTTCGCCTGTTAGTGCGTCGTGTTCTTGTTTTGTGGTCATGTCAAAGAATATCCGTACACATAGCAAGTGCCTGTCATTGTATTACTTCCTGAAATAGTAAAACCGTCGAAAGATGTTGCTTGCTGATGTTGTAAAGAACCGATGTTCATTGCAGGGTCTGTTGATGCGTTGTAACCGTTTTCTAACCATGCGCTAGTCTTTGCTGCCTCAAAAGGACTAAAGATTTCCATATTCCAAAACGACGCGCCATCACTACCTAAAAAATCAGTCCAACCCGTAGCGCCTGTAGTTCTTGCGGCTTGTAAAGCGGTTGCCGCTGCATATATTCGTTGCCTACCATAGTTTGCACTCGAGTTATCTGTACCGCCAACACGCAACCTAAAGGTCATGTTTTCATCTGCGACCGTAAAGTTGTAAATAATGCGGTAGTTTTTGTATGTTGCGCTAAAACAATTATTAATACTAAAACTTGTTCCTGATACTGCGGTGCTAGTGATAAATACAAGACCCGGAGTGGTTCCGACCGTCACCCAAGATGATCCGTTGTAATACTGGGTCGTATCAGTTGCTTCAATGTAAGCAAATTGTCCCTCAGCAAGCGTCTTCTCACCTGTGCCACCGAATGCAGCATCTCGAGTTACGGTCGTTGCAAAGACTGGAATACCTGAGTTCGTGACCGACAGGTTGGCTGCGGTCAAGATCTCGCCAGCTGTATATGACGGGACAAATGTTGTTGCGTTGGCTCCCATAAGTGCTCCTAACTTAGTGCGTAAATCGTGTCAAGTGTGGAACTGTCAAGAACGAACAGTTGATAGACGGTCGTTGGGGATGTGTAGATCGTGACCTGATGTGGCTGGCTGAATGAGATTCGATGCTCAATGCCCTCGATGAACGACTCCTGAGCGATCACGCTGGTAGTCGTTGATGAGGTTGTGATGGTTTTTTCAACGCTGATCGTGTCACCGATCTCCAAAATTGCCACATTGTCACGCTCACCCGAAGAGAGCATCTGGAAGCCTGTGTTCACGCTGGTCAGTGTCGCGGTCGGTTCGCCTTGGATCAGGTATGTTGCCAAGCTGAGCGCTGCAGCGTCGTTGTGGACCAAGCTCTCTGTGTATGCCACAGCTTGAATGAAATACTTGGCTTGGCTTACAAGGTCATCAACTGTCTCTGGTCCTGTCGCTCCGAGATGGGTCACGCTTGCGCGGTTGATTACTTTGTCCGCGCCGAAGTTGATGGACACGGAATCGTAGGGATAGTGGCTTGGGTCGTTGTCACCGAAATCAACTGACGCTCCAGCAAGCGTCGTGCCGATGCGCTTCTGGAAGACAAAGCGCCCCGATCTGTCCACAAACGCTCTGCCCTGCTCTGCAGCCATGATGTCATTGAGATAGCCCTGAGCATTAGATCCGGACGGAACTGTGTAGGCAGCTGCACCGCCAAGAGTGACCGCTGAGGTTTCTATTGATTGCTGACCAACACCTTGGAAAGCATTGACCTCTGGGAGTGCGAGAAGGTTCACGACTCGAGTTGATGCAATTTCTTCGTGCACATTCCACTCATCTAGGAATGCTTGCGAAAGCAAATACTGGTCATCGATGGCTTGGATATTGACTAAATCGTTGCCATCAAGATTGAACTGATAGTCATAATTGACGATAAAACCTTGAAAGAGTGACTCGGCAACATTCAGCGAGTTGTATCGGTAGAAACGCACTCGACGCATAGGTGCAATGCCCGGCTCATTGTTCGCAGGATCGTATGTGGGCGCGTCCGTATTGAACGGATTGAAGGCTCCTTCGGCGAGCTGGTCATTGAGTGTGAAGTTCATGATGCCCGGAACGAATTGGTCTCCGATGTCGCGTCGTCCTCGAGTGATAGACACATCAAGAACTCCTGTGGTCACATCAGCGAACTCTGTCGTCGGTCCTAATGGGTAGGTCGGATCATCCAGAATACCCTTGATCGCAGAGTCCAGAACGAAGCTTGAAGAGTCCCAGCCAGTATCAATCTCTAGAAGATATTCACCCGACTGGATGACGGCTGCGCTCATTAGTATCTGCCAGAAATCGGACGGACCGCAATGTCAGCTGGACCCGATGCACGGTTGAAGCTCTTCACAGCGTCAATGACGACCTTGCCTGTCTGAGCGTTAGTCATTACTCCGCCGTTCACATTGACTGTGTAGTTGTTGCCACCTCGAGCAGCTGCAGCTCCACCAACAGCCGAAGTCGGTGATGCTGGCGCGCCTGTGTTGATCGTTGAGACCGTGTTGGCAAAGTTCGCTCCAATGCCCTTGACATCTGCGAGCTTCAGATTTGGATTCTTGAGAAGCATCTCTGCAGCTTGAATTGCTGACTGTACGCCGGCAAGGTACTGCTCGCCTTGCGTGACCCCTGCCTTGTAGAACTTGTCTGCAGCCAAAGTGCCCAAAGCATCCGCGACATAGTTGAGGTCTGTGACTAGCTGGTTGATCCCAGTGGGTCCTGTAATCGCTTCTGAGCCGCCCAAAATGAGTTCGTTGGCGATTGCGCCACCAGCCTCTTGACCAGCCTCTAGAACGGCTCTGAGCGCGTCCTCAGACAAGCCCATGGTGAGCAGTTGCTCAACTTTCTTAGAGAACGCTTGCGCGCCTGTTGCCTGCTGAGTTAGCTGAGCGAGGATCGTGGTTCCGGCTTCTTTGGCTGCTTCGGCTGCACCAGATACCGAGAACTCGCCAGTGACCGACTCGGCGACCGTTCCCTTGAAATCGTCGTAAGCCTTCTTCGCTTCTTCAAGTTTGCCCTTGGCTGTGTCAAGAGCTGTGGTGAATTGATCGTTCAGCTCTTCGCGCGCCTTCTTGATCTTCTCTGCCATCTTGTCCACCGCTCCACCAGCACCACTCGAAGCATCCTTGAGTCCGGTCACGCTTTCGGTTGCCAACTTTCCAGCGTCCGACATGCGTTGCATCTGCTGATTCGTTAGCCCTTGCTGAGTCGCGACACCACCGAGATCATCTTTGAGCCCGTTCATCTGGCGCTTGTAAAGAGCGAACGCTGCAACACCAGCGATCACTACTGCGATGCCTACACCGGTTG